TACACGGTCCCGATCTTGAGAGAATCTTCCTGTGTGACAACGGTGCCGGAGTTCGTCGTGAACTGGAATGCGTCACCTGCCGCGAACAGAGACTGAAACGAGACGGCTCTTTCTTCGCCTCTCGTGTTGAACAGTCTTGACAGCATTATCGGTTATCCACTTTCTTTGACCGCTCCCACGCCAAGGTGAAGGCGAGTAGAGAAACGCCCACAAAGATTAGCCCAACAGGAACCGCAATGTAAAATATGCCGAGCGCAATCAAGAAGATCGCGAACATCTCGAGCAACAGAACTATCATCTTGACTCCTAAACTATGAAGAAACCTGGTTGTTGAACACTCTCGGCTCGTCTCGTTGCACGATCCACAGCCATAGCCAATGCTATCGCACCGTCAATTTTGCGTTTCGATTTACCTTTCGACAACCGCCAACCCATATCGGTTGAGCGTTGCGCAGCCGACAACACCTGATCAGTGAACACAGGGTCGCCGTTGTGTGCGATCTTCTGGTTCACGATCATCTCGTAAAGAGTTCCGCAAGCAGGCACCATGCGCGCAGTCGACTGGCTGAACTCGACCATGATGAACCCTTCATCGGACATCGCTTCGGCTGAGCGTTGAAAGAACGCTGGATCGTAAGCGAACTCCTGAACCGTGTATTCGCGACCAAGTTCACGGATATGTTGCTCGACTGCGGCCACATCCATCACACCACCATCAGGATGCCAGATCTTCGCACGAACAACAATCCGACCAGACTCCAACGGTTGTGCGACGACGACCGCAATCGAGTCATGCTTCAACGCCATGTCAATCCCGACGAACACAGGCAGGTTCGGATCAAGATCATCATCGCTTCGACACAACTCCCAAGCACCCTTCGGCAACCACGACTCGCCATCGGTACGCACCCACTGGTTCAGTCGATATCTGCGGAATGCGACCTCGGCAGTTTGGTTCATGGATATCTCCATGTCATCGATGTCAAGAAGTCCTTCAGCCAAGTTCGGGTTCGCAACATTCCAAGCGTCACGATCCGCGATATCACAGTCGGCTGGTGCTTCCCACCAGAAGAAACCGAACCGTTCATCCACCTGATCGCCTGAGATGACTCGCTTGCCATAGTTGTACAGAGAACCACACACAGTATCCAAGTCATACCCAGCGGTCGTGATCGCAACAATGTTCGGATCTTTACGCGCACCAGAACCAAGCGTCAACGCATCCCACAGATCCGAGTTCGGCTGCACATGCAACTCATCAAACACAACCGTCGAAGGATTCAAACCCTGCTGAAGTTTCGCGTCGCTGGAAAGAACACGGTAGATTGCACCGGTTGAAGGCACCTCAACGACATCGCGATACACCTTGCACACACCCGACAACGCAGGCGACTGACTGATCTGCCACTTCGCCTCATTAAACACAACTCGTGCCTGCTGTCTGTCACCTGCAGCCGAATAAACCTCGGCACCAGGTTCGCCCTCGATCAAACCATAGAGCGCAATCACTGAACCGAGAAGCGACTTGCCGTTCTTACGGCCGAGACCAATCAGACTGCGACGGTACCTCAGCAGACCATCATCGCGACGCTCATAGAGTGCGTCAAGAAGTGCGACCTGCCAACTGGTAAGAATTAAAGGCTGACCAGACCGCACACCTTTACTGACATGCATGAAGGTTGCCGCGAAGTCGACAACCGACTGACCGTCAGACTTGCTGTACGACTTCGGCGTCGACCAAGTTGGACTTCCTTTGGCGATAGGCGTCGAGTTCATTTGCCACCCTTATCTCGGCCAAACCCAACCTGGCACGATCGCTCGGTGAGAACCCGAGCATGCTCAACCAAGCCGTGCATTGCGCATCCATCTGCTCGATCTGTTTCACCGCTGGATGAGTCACAATCTGACCGTTCGGACTTGTGTACCAGCGCGTCGTCACATCGTCGCCCAACCAAAGTTCCAGATCGTAGATCTTCTGATAGTTCCGACACAACCGACCCATCAACGGACCATCGTGCAACTCGGACAAATGACGCCGACCACCAGTCCACAACACAGTCCAGTATTCCTTGCCAACTTTGCCCAAACCCTTCGGTGCGACCGGCACAACCGACATGTCCACCAACGCAAGCGCGGTCTCGGGCATAGGTGAAGCCTTTGTCAATGGCCGTCTGCCAGGATTGCCGCGCATCCTTTTTGTCTCGGTTGGAGTTGCGCTGCCTCCACGACCGACACCTGTTATTGGTCGCGGCATAACACATGTGCAGGCCTATCGCTTTTGCGCGAATTACAACTCAGATGAACCATTCTCACATTGTCCATTGTATGCGTACCACCTTGACTTATCGGGATTATGTGATCAAGACTAACCCGCGACCTATATCGACCCGTCTGCCAATCCATATATTCGCCACATATCTGACACAACGGACCATCACGCACAAGTAGATCGTTGAATGTAATCTTCTCACCAGCCTTCACAACATCGCGACGCAACTTTGCTTTGTGATTACCTCGGCCAGCATCGCGTTGTGCGTAATCTGCTTTACGACATGACATGCACTTTCTATGTCTACCCATTTGTCTTCGACCAGTTGTTTTGTACGGATCTGGGCAAGCCAAGTTCCCACAACTACAGATCGGAAGTATTGAACGATCGACAACACCGAATCTTTCAAGTTGATGATGATAAGCCTTGCCACATTTATCAGAGCAAAACCGTGGACGCTTATTTAATGCATTCCAACACCATTCACAAGTTTTCTTAATCATCTCTGACAATGGTAGGCGGTAGTGCGGCAGTGCGCCCGCACATTGTCGCCAACGGCATGGGCCGTATGTCGGTCACTTTGTTGAGATTTACCCCACCCTCCAATCATGTATCCCGCCTACTTTGCGTCGCCGCGTCGCGAGTTGCATGATCGATGCGCGGGAAGAAGCGGCGAGTCTGGGTCGCCTGGGATGATGTGGTCTGCGGTCCACGGGTCGTTGGGTCGTGCGCCTTCGAGACAGATCCAACAGTACTGTGCGGAGTCGCAGACTGCTTTGGCTCGAGCCTTGTAGTTGCCTGTGTAGTGTGGTCGGTGTGGTTTGGGATGGAGTCGGTTGTAGGTGGTTTGGCAGTCTGGGCATCGGCGTGGGTTGGTGGTGAGTTTGCCGCAGCCGAGGCATGGTCTAGAGATGGTCATGGTGTGGTCTGCTTGTTGGCGCTATCTACGATAGCGCGCCAACACAAGCAAGCGACTCGGCGATGTGTTGCGTGTGCGTTGCGTGTAAGTGTAGTTCTATAGTGGGTAAGGGTTTGCTGGGTTTTTGCACGCAACTTGTGTCTGCTTGTAGGTGTGAACAAGCAACAAGCAAGCATGGGTTTAGAACTCTTCTTGCGTGTAGTCAATTAGGCCTGTTTGTTCTTTGAGTTGGGCTTGGGCGAGCCATGCCATTTGTTGGTTGACGCGGCCTTCGCCGACGCCTGCGTGTGGTTCGAATTGCTTCCAAAATACCTTTTGTCCGACATGGACATTGATCTTTTCTCGGTTGATGATCTCTATGGCTTTGTCGAGGCGTGGTCCGCCTTTGATGTTTTGGATGAACATTTCTTCGGTTTTGCGTACTTGTAGGTCAACTGGGTTGATCCAGGTGTGGCGTTTCTTGGTTGGCATGAGTCTGATGTCGTCGCCTGCTCGGGTCATTTGCCAGACCAGGTCGACATCGTCGTTCTTTGCGCTGGTGCCTCGTGCGCCTTTTTTGAGGTCTTTGCCGGCGTGGTCTATGCGGAGTAGTGATCGGCCTTCTGTTTTGAGTTTGAGTGCGGTCCAGCGGTAGAAGTTGCGGACGGTGTCTGCGTCGTTTTCTGCTCCTTCGACTGCTCGGCTGAATGTGTCGATGATGACGAGTTCTGCTTGGCAGGTTCGTGCTAGGTCGCAGATTTGTTTTGCGCCTTCTGGTGTGTCGAGTGATGCGATGGGTGGGAGTGATGCGTAGTGGAGGTTGGTTAGGTTGGTGTCTTTGTTGTAGCCCATTGCGGTGAGTCGCTCAAAGAGTTGGGCTTGTTGCATTTCGTAGTCCATGTAGAGGACGCTGATTGGTTGGTGTTCTATGCCGAAGATGTCGCGTCCGGTGGCGAGTGCGGCGGCGATGTAGAGGGCGAGTAGTGATTTGCCTGTGCCGCCTGGTGCGAAGATGACGACGAGTTGGTTGCGTGGGATTAGTGGTTTGATGAGCCAGTCTTCGGTTGGGAATGTTTGGTTCCAGAACTCTTGCCAGTTGATGAGGATGTTGTCGGTGATGTTGGGTTGTTCGACTGGGACGAGTGCTTTGCCTTGTTGTAGTAGGTGTTTGGCGAATGCTGAGCGGTCGTTGTGGTGGTGCATGGCTGCGGTGTAGCCGAAGCGGGTGTATGCGCCTGCTGGGAGGTTTGGGATTGATGTGGTGAATACTTTGAGGATGTCTTTGCCTTGCCATCCTGTGGTCGCGGAGGTGCCTTCGCGGATGTCTTTGCCTGGTCGTACCCAGTGTGCTTCGCCTGATTGGTCGATGTGGGCGAGTGTCCAGCCGTCTGCGCGTAATAGTTCTGGCCATGTGGTTGCGGCACAGTAGCGGGCGGCTGGTCCGTCTTCTTCGGTGAGTATGTTTGTGGTTGATTCGTATGTGATCGGTATGTGATCGGTTTGTTTCTCTGTGAGGATCATGACCATCCATAGCGGCATGTCGGCTGGGCGTTGGTTGGCGATTGTGATGCCTTCTGCCCATTGGTAGGTTTTGCCGTTCGGGTGTCTGGTTGGTGGTGCGAGTACTTGTCCGCCTACGCCTCGAATGTCGATGCCTTGGCCGAGTCGGCCTGATGCTTCGTTGCGGATTGGTAGGTCGGTGAGGAAGTAGATGTGGCGTCCGCCTGTGCCTGTGATGACTTCGACTGTGTCTGGGAGTTTGCCGTGTAGTTGTTCTAGGTCGGCGAGTGTGTCTGAGCCACGGTATTCGGGTCGGTCGTCTATGTCGATGACGATGAGGTAGCGGTCGCGGAATGCGCCGGTTGCGATACCTAGCCCGCAGTCTTTGAATGTGCCGGTAAACCATTCAGTTATGGTGGCAGGATCGCTGGTTGCAGCATTTTGCCATCCCACCATCGGCGGACGCTTCTCACCTTGTTTGATTGGTATGACTCTGATGTCTTGCTTGGCGTAGCTCAGTGCAGTTTGTAGAACGCTCATTCAACCCTCCTTGGGTTTTGCTTACTTGTTTATAATATTTTTATTCATTTGCTTTACACGCCGATTCACCCAAGCAACTCTGCCAGACTCCGATATCTTTGCACGAGTCTCATTTGATAAAACTCTGCGCCTATTCGCTTCTGACATCTTTGCGCGAGTCTCAACAGACAAAACTCTGCCGGTCAGCTTCGCTGATATTTTTGCTCGAGTTTCGGCGGACTGTCTTCTTCTTTTTCCCGCAGCCGACATCTTTGCTTTGGTTTCAATAGAATGAATATTTCCCAACGATGAACCTGCTGTTGAAGCAAGGTTTACATTTCTAGGATTGTCAAAATGTTTATCAAGATGTGTCTGTTCATAAATAACCAATTCATCAGTGGCGCATTTTTGTAAAATCACAAACTCAAAAATGCCATATTTGTTCCAACAGCGTTGCATTACCCGATTGAAGTGATCTTTACGATCTAAAGCACTGCGATGTTGTCTCTTGCGACGCTCTAGATTCTGTGCTGAGCCGATGTAGAACCAGCCGTTGCCGAGGTCGATTCGATAGATGCCTGAAGTTTTCATATTGTGATATCTATTCTATTTGTTTAATATGTTGACGATGTCTTGCGGGATTTTGCGTCCGCGTAACTCGTACAGCCAAGACACGAAGACGAGTTCGCTGAGTTTGGTGTTGTTGGAGTTTGATGGCATGTCTTTGCCGTGCGCGTACACATTAAGCGGTATCACTTGGAACCATGGCACCGAATCCTCTGGTACATCTCCCCACCAGCCGTCTTGTTTCGAGTGACCGTAGCGGACTATGAACGCCGGTATTCCTGCCATGTCGCCGAGGGCGATGAGTGTGCGTGTGTTCGCGGATTCTAGGTTGATGACGCCGTGTTCGTGTTTGTAGTCGATGAGTGCGATCGGTACGCATCGGTCGTATTCGGTAAGGATGAAGTCCAAGTCCATCGCAGGTACATCTCGTCCCCACATGCGGTGTCGTCCTGATAGCCAGGCGTCTCGTTTGAAGTGTTGTTCATTGCTTGTCATACCAGTCGGTCCATATCTGTTGTGGGTGTAGTCCTAATTTGATTGCGTATTTGTCGGCCTGCC